ACTCTGCAGTTATTCCAGATTTACAAAACCCAGAAATCGTAAATAACTTTATTCCAAAGTCTGCATATCCTGATCAATCACGAACGATTGAAAGTGAGTGGGGCGCGGTTAATAACGTACGATTCTTAGTATCTTCAATTGGTTCTGTTATTCCAAATTCATCAATGAATGGTAATAACATCTACAATATCTTTGTTGTTGGTAAAGAATCATACGGTATTGTTGAGCAAGACCAATATACGGCTCAATTTCTGTATCGTCCTGCCATCTATTCAGGGCCTTTAGCTCAAAATGTAACAGCAGGTTATAAGTTCGGATCTGCATATCGTATATTGAATGATGCATGGGTATTGTCTCTTCGTGTAACTCTATCACTTAATGCAATGAACGTTTAAGGAGATTATCATGCAAGGAACAACAATACTTCAAGGTAGCTTTACCTCTACTGGTAATGCAGTTAACTTGGCTATTCCATCATCTGCTAATTGGATGTATGTATATAACTATACGGCACTTGCTCAAGCAGCAGCCGATCTTAGTGGTATATTTTACTGGCAATTAGGTATGGCTCCAGGTACTGGTCTTTACCAACAAAAATTGGGAACCGAACCACTTTTACCTTTGACTGCCGGTGCTTTAGCTGCTCCTAATGGTTTTACTATATTAGATCAAAACGATGCTTTTGCTGATCCAAATGCACAGCCAATTGTAGGACCATCAGTAGCATTAAGTGCTATTTCTAATAACGTTCATCCAGAAATAACGGTAGCTTCTACTGCAGGTTATTCAAGTGGTGTAGTTTTAAGATTATCTATGACTCCTACACAAGTTTCAGCTAACCCATCAAACATTCTGAGCATTGATATGCAAGTGAATGTAACTGATGGTACCCACTTCACCGTAGCTAATGCTCTTGAGCAAGCTCCAGGTGCTGCTGGTGGCGCTGGTTCATTCCGTGTAGTTAATATAGATAGTATTTTCTATCCAAAGACACGTTATATCGTGAATATTACACAAGCAGTAAACGCAGTTGTAACAACTTCTGTAAACCATGGCTATGTTGCAGGACAATTGGTTCGTATCAATGTTCCTAATTCATTGAATGGTATGACACAAATTAATGGTCAAGTTGTGACTATTACTGCAGTTACGGCAAGCACTTTCACTATTAATCTAAATACAACTGGTTATAGTGCATTTGCTTTCCCAACAATTGCCGCTTTAACAATTGCTGGTGGTGGAATAATTCCTTACACCTTTGCATTTGCTGACCCTGTTGGTCAAGACACTGCATATTCATTAGCTAATAATCTGAACACACTTGCTGATGCGGTATTCAATGAAGCAATCATTGGTATGACGCTTGGTGGTGGTGCAGCAATGGGTGACAATGCTGGCCCTGCTGGTTCTGTTGGTGATGTTATGTATTGGGTTGCTGGACGCTCTGAAGCAATCTTCAATAGTTAGAAAATCACGGGGAATGTTTAATCGCATTCCCCTATTTGTGTAAAATATTAAATTCCATAAAAAGGGAACTTATGAACCAAAAATTATTAACAAGACTAAAATTTAGAGATGAAGATACGAAGAAACGTTTTATTTCTGAATATGAACGCGATCACAAAACAGTTCGTGGTAAATTTTCCTTTATTGAATGTACCGGTGGTGAATTAACTTTCCCTTTTCACAAATATCCGGGAGATCAACCGCAAAGTTATACACTTAAAGACGGAGAAATCTATGAATTACCGTATATGGTTGCAAAGCATTTGGCGACGGATGTTTTTTATCCGGTTCACTCTTATGAATTGGATAAAGAAGGCAGACGATCTGTCAGAATTGGAAAAAAAGTTCATAGGACAAATTTCCAAAAGTTAGACTTTGAAGATACTGATTTCACTCCATCAAAGATTGTGACCGTAGAACGATTATAATCTTTTTACTTAAAGGTTTGATATGCCTACACTTGGTGCTTTACAATTTCCAACGTTTAATCCTGCTATGGCTACTATAGTTGCTATATCACAAGCAGAACAAGCAGTAGTGCAAACGTCCTTTAATCATACGTTTATACAAGGGCAGTACATTCGTATTGTCCTTC